AGAAGAATTGATGCGCAAGTAGAAGGAGCCTTGCAAGAAAGTAGATTAACTGCTAAAGAGAGACGTTTAGTAGAGATGGTTAAAAAAGCATTAAAAGAAGAAGAGAATGTAGATTATACAATGGGACGTCACGACGATCCAGACCAACTTCCTAATCCACCTGCAGAATTAAACATTCCAGAAGGAGAAGAAATGGTACAAGACAAACCTCTTCCAAAATACGAATCGATTGAAGAATTGATGAAAGAGATTGAACACGGTACTAATGAAGCAGCTCATAAATACAAAATGGATGAGATGAAAAGAGTTTACGAAGCACTAGAAGCTAAAGTAGGATCTTTAGAAGAAGGAGAAAATGCAGAACATATCGACCAGAAGAAAGTAAAACAAATGCGTAAAGATATTGCAGCATTAAGAAAAGCAGAAGAGAAATTAAGAAAAGAATTTGATAAAAAATTCTCAGGTAAAGAAAAGAAAGAAACTCCAGCTAAAGAAAAAGCAACACAAGCTTTACAAGAAGGATTTTTTGACTTAAGAAAATTCTTAGCAGAGAATAGAAAATAATATTATAGAGTAATTAAACAAGCCCACCCCAAAAAGGTGGGTTTTTTTATATCCCTATATTTATATTATATACATATATAATATGTCACAACAAGATATAAAACAAATAGTTGCACAAGAGTACATAAAATGTGCAAAAGACCCGGCTTACTTCATGAAGAAGTATTGCTATATTCAACATCCAACCAGAGGTAGAATTCTATTTAACCTTTATCCATTCCAGGAAGGAGTACTACATTTATTTAGAGATGAAAAATTCATAGTAACTCTTAAATCAAGACAGTTAGGGATCTCCACATTAGCTTCAGCATATGCTCTATGGTTAATGATCTTCCATAAAGATAAAAATGTACTAGCACTTGCAATTACTCAAGCAACAGCTAGAAACCTTGTAACTAAAACGATTTTCATGTATGAGAATCTACCAAAATGGTTACAGTTACCTTTTACAGAAAAGAATAAACTATCTCTTAGGCTTAAAAACGGTTCTAAAATAACAGCTAAATCGTCTAATGCAGATGCTGCTCGTTCAGAAGCGGTATCATTACTGCTAATAGATGAGGCTGCTTTTATTGATAACATTGAAGAAACCTTTACTGCAGCTCAACAAACCCTTGCAACCGGAGGTCAGTGTATGGCCCTTTCTACTCCAAATGGTGTAGGAAACTGGTTCCATAAAACATGGGAAAAAGCTGAAGCAGGAGAGAATGGATTTGTACCTATTAAATTAAAATGGGATGTGCATCCAGAAAGAAAGCAAGACTGGAGAGATGAACAAACAAGACAGTTAGGAGAAAAACAAGCCGCTCAAGAGTGTGATTGTGACTTCTTATCATCCGGAGATTCAGTAATTGAGGTTGAAAATATGGCTTTCTACGAAGAGACATATGTAAAAGAACCAATGGAAAAGAGGGGTGTAGATGGAAATCTTTGGATATGGGAATCGCCTGACTATCAAAAATCGTATATGGTTGTTGCCGATGTTGCTAGAGGGGACTCTACCGACTACTCTGGCTTCCATGTCTTTGATATAGAGAGTTGTACACAAGTAGCCGAGTATAAAGGTAAGATATCTCCTAAAGAATACGGAAACGTATTGGTAGGAATAGCAACAGAGTACTGCGATGCGTTACTTGTAATAGAGAATGCCAATATTGGATGGTCAACCATAGAACAAGTAATATCCAGAGAGTATAAAAACCTATACTATTCATCGAGATCAGATACTGAAACAGTTGAATCGTATATGGCCAAGTATGAAAGAGATAAACTAGTACCAGGATTTACAATGTCTCTTAAGACAAGACCTCTAGTTATCGCTAAAATGACCGAATACATACGGGAAAGATCGGTAATAGTACAATCTAAGCGGTTATTATCTGAAATGAGGGTATTCATATGGAAAAACGGTAAGGCGCAGGCACAGACGGGATACAATGACGATTTAATTATGGCTTTTGCTACAGCCCTATATGTTAGAGATACTGCCATACGTATGAGACAACAAGGAATGGATCTTTCAAGGGCTACAATGAACTCTTTTGTAAGCCTTAATCAAAGAAGTCAAGGCGTGTATAACGTTGCTCCTATGCAGAATAATCCGTATCTTATGGAAACACCTGGTGGACAGGAGGACTTATCCTGGCTAATAAGATAAGTTACTATTTATAAATAAAACATTTTTAAAATGGCAGAAAGAAATTTATTTTCCTCATTACAGAGATTATTCGCAACTGATATATTAGTTAGAAATGTAGGAGGAGATGAGTTAAAGATTGCTGACGTTAATCAAATTCAGACTACGGGTAAGTACCAAACAAACTCCTTACTGGACAGATTCTCTCGTCTATACATCTACAACAATAAGAACATATTCAACCCAAATCTTAACTACCAAACGTTAAGAATACAACTATACTCAGATTACGAAGCAATGGATACAGATCCGCTTATTGCTTCTACTCTAGATATTTTAGCAGATGAATCTACCCTTAAAAACGATATAGGAGAAGTTCTATCTATTAAATCTTCAGATGAAAATATTCAAAGAGTACTGTATAATTTATACTACGATGTATTAAATATCGAATTCAACCTTTGGTCTTGGATTAGAAATATGTGTAAATACGGAGACTTCTTCTTAAAATTAGAAATCTCAGAAAAATTTGGAGTTTATAATGTAATTCCGTATACAGTTTATAATATGGTAAGGTATGAGGGACAAGATCCTAAAGAACCAACCAAAGTAGTCTTCACTATCGACCCAGACGGGTTAGCTTCTTCAGCAGATCCAAACTACATACCTAAATCTAATAAGACAGTTATTACGTTAGATAATTACGAAGTAGCTCACTTTAGGTTAATATCAGATACAAATTACCTACCATACGGTAGATCTTATATTGAACCAGCCCGTAAGATATACAAACAGTTAACTTTGATGGAGGATGCGATGTTGATTCATAGAATCATGAGAGCTCCTGAGAAGAGAACATTCTACATCAATGTAGGAACAATTCCGCCAAACGAGGTAGAGCAGTTCATGCAAAAGACTATTAATAGTATTAAAAAGACTCCATATGTTGATCCTCAAACAGGTGAATATAACCTGAGATTCAATATGATGAATATGATGGAAGATTTTTACCTTCCAGTTCGTGGAGGAGATACTTCTACAAAAATTGATACTACAAAAGGATTAGAGTATGACGGTACAAACGATATCGAATACTTAAGAGATAAAATGTTTGCAGCACTGAAAGTGCCAAAAGCATATTTTGGATACGAAAAAGATCTTACAGGTAAAGCAACTCTTGCAGCAGAAGATATTCGTTTTGCTAGAACAGTAGAAAGACTTCAAAGAATTGTAGAAAGTGAATTAACCAAAATTGGATTAGTGCATTTATATGCTCAAGGATTTACAGGAGAATCTCTAACCAATTTCGAAATTAAATTAACTACTCCGTCTATTGTTTACGAACAAGAGAAAGTGGCGTTAATGAAAGAGAAGATAGACCTAGCAACTCAAATGCAAGCAACTAAACTATTCTCTTCAGATTATATCTACGATAATATCTTTAATATGTCAGAGGATACTTATAACGAAATGAGAGATCTTGTAAGAGAAGATGGTAAGAGAGCATTTAGATTATCTCAAATTGAAAACGAAGGAAATGATCCAATTGTATCCGGAGAATCATACGGTACACCTCACGATTTAGCTTCTATATACGGAAGAGAGAGAGGAGAGCTACCAGCCGGATACGATGAAACAGAACCTAAGCCAGAAGGAAGACCTAGAGAGAAAGTTTCGATACTAGGAACACAGGAAGATCCTTTAGGAGGAAGAGACAGATTAGGAGTACATGGAATGAAAGGCGGTTATCCAAGTGATAATGAGAATGTAAGAGAGAACACTAGAAGCACACAAGCAGTCTTTTTAAGAAACAAAGATATTTTTAAATCAGAAAAAAAATTAATCTTCGAAAAGAAGCACGAAGAATCTTCGGATTTACTAAATGAAGATAATATTAAAGATTTAGATAATTAATAGATATTTATAACAAAGACACTATTATTGTGAAAATAAAACATTCGAAATATAAAAATACGGGCCTTATATTTGAATTGCTAATAAAGCAAGTGGCAGCAGATACTTTATCTAGAAAAGAATCTCCAGCTATTAAAGTAATTAAAAAATTCTATACAGGAAATACTACTTTAGTAAAAGAATTCAAATTATATGATTTTATTTTAAAAAATAAAGGAATAGGTTCAAAGAAAGCTGAGACTATAGTATCAACAATTGTTGAGATATCTAGAAAATTAGATCTAGATTCTTTAAAGAAACAAAAGTATGAGTTGATTAAAGAATTAAAACAGCATTATGATTTAGAGGAATTTTTCTCTATGAAAGTAGACACCTACAAACCATTAGCTGCTCTTTACTGTTTACTAGAAGCTCAAAATACACCGGACTTATTAGACCCAAATGTATTTGTTAATAACAAAACTACAATTTTAGAGCATTTAACACAAACAAAACACTCAGAAGGACAAGTAAAAGATGCTTTGATTGAAGAATATTCTAAATTTGATAAAGATTTACGTCTTTTAACATATAAGATTTTATTAGAAAAATTTAACGATCAATATAAAGATTTACTTCCAGAGCAAAAGAACATACTAAAAGAATTTATAGTATCTGCTAACTCCTCTATAAGGTTAAGAAACATAGTAAATGAAGAAATGATAAAATTAAGTGAAAACATTTCTAAATTAAAAGCAAAAATAACCGATAGCGTTGTAAGAATTAAACTAGAAGAGATACAGAAAGCAATAATACCGGTAAAGAATACTCAAAAAGTTGATGACAATCACTTAGTTTCATTAATGCAGTACTACGAACTGGTAAATGAATTAAGAGCTCTATGAAAAGATCACAAGTAGTCGAAATAATTAGAGAGGTCTTATCCGAAATGTCAACAACAGGGACAGGAGCTTCTTTCACACCTGGAGCAGGAGAGCAATACGCTACTTCTTATGCTTTTTCAAAAGGAACAGGGAAGAATAAAGCTACTAAATATCTTGAAAAGCTAGGATATAAGACAGTTAA